ATGAAACTTAGGATAAATAAAAAATCGAAGATTTTTTATTTATCGTACGACAGAAAATCAAAGATTTTCTGTCTTAAGATTAGGATAAATCTTTGATTTATCCTAATCGTACCTTATTCAAATTTTGCAATATACGTTATCTTATTTTAAAAATAAATATAATATATTTCATATAGTATAAAATAATTAAATATTAAAATGAATAAAAACAATCAATCATATAATTATTTTAACTGTTAATATTTATTTAAATTAAAATTTAAACACGCATTTTAAAATGCATAATAAAAGTTGTCGATCCTATAGACAAACATATCGGAAGGATAGAAAATCAAATATTTTCTATCTTTAACCTAATAAATATCCTATAAGATGTATATTTAAAATATACTTTAAGTTATGCGTTATCATGAAATAGATTAGAGTTAATGTATAATATAAATTAGGTATATATAAAATTTATCAAAGATTATATTAAATTTTTTAAATAATTATATTTAGATTTATATTTTATATATTTTTGTTTAAAAATATTATTTTTAAATTTGTAATTACCACCATTAATTTTTTTTAATACTTTACGGTTTGATAATTGGATATCATGACCATAATAATGATAATTTTGTAACTTATTATAATAAAACATATCATCACTTATGGGATATATATTATTATAATATTGAAAAGTATTAAATTTCTTATTTTCATTAAAATAACTTTTGTTTGTTGGATTAATTATAGTTAATATAAATTTATATAACACAAGATCATTAATATTTATTATAAAAATTAATAACAAATTTTGTGTTATTTGAGATAAAGATTTTATAATATCTCTAGTTAATTCTTGTTTGTAAGTGATTATCTTGAATAATAAACTAGATTTAAAAGGAGTTATTACATCATTATCAATATGAATAATTTCTTTGGAATCATCCCGGGTATCAATATTATTGATCCTTTTAAGATAAATATTATAAATATTATGAGTTTTTATAAAAAGTTTAATCATGTGTCCGGGTATCAATAATAATTTATCATCAAATTGTACAAATGCTAAACCACTATATTCATCAACAAAAATATTTGGTAAATAATATATATTATCAACATAATGATATGCTATATCATCATCTATATAATTTATATCTTTATCATATCTAATTAATATTTTCATTTCAAATAAATTAGGTTTAATTATTATTTTTTGACTATCATTTTTTTCTATTTCTGTTTGTATATTCTGTTCTTGTTTACTTTCTTTCTTTTTATCTATTGATGTTTGCATAACATTATAAATTAAATTAAATATTTTTTCACATTCATTTAATTCTAAATAATCTAGTTTTTCATAATCAACATCTATTATATTTTCTAATAAATTAGATATTGTAGATTTATTACTATCTATTGATTTACATAAGTTTGGATTATCTATAATTTTATATTTTACTTTTTCTAAATTAGGATGAACTTCTTCATTTGATTTATTATGACGAATTATAGCTTTATAAGTTTGAAAATTAAAAAGATCACGTTTATTTATTATATTATCATTTGTTTTTAATAAATTATATAATTCTATTTTAGAATATGTTTTTGATTTATTAATCATTAAAAAATCAACTCTATGACCTAAATTTAATTTTCGTAATCTAAACATTCCTTGTGCTACTTCCGTGTATTTCGATTTTTCATTTATTATACATAATCCTAATAACGTATCATAATTATCTTGCTTAATATCGGTACCTATTATATGAGCTTGATCATAATAAAATATTGGGTCTGTTAATAATTCATCATTATAATTATCAATTTTATTATCTTTTATGTATAATATATTATCCAATTCATCAATAAAAATTACTGGTTTAGCAAATTGTTGGTGTAATTTTAGTGCTAAATCTTCATTTTTTATATTTTTAAATAAACCGCATATATCAATAAAAGCTGAATAATTATTAAAATTAGATAAATTTGTTATAAAATCATTGTAAGTTGAAATTTCTTCATCTGATATATTTGTTAATTTATTTGTTATAGCGTAAGCTATATTTATTTTCTCATCAAAATCTTCATATTTATTATATTCTTTTTCTATTTTTATATCATTTATGTTTAAAGTTCCTGAATAACCTATTTTATAAATATTATTTAATAATAAAATATCTACAAATGTTGTATTTAATTGCGTTTCCGTTCTATATATTTGTTTAATGATATTATGTATAACTAATAATCTATTTTTAATATCTTTAAAAATATCTACGATAATTTCTTTATGATTTGATAATGTATCTATATTAAATAATGTGTCTAATATATTATTAGAAATTATATAATTTTCAATAAATATATTAAGTTCTAATTTATATATTACAATATAATAATACAATGTCAAGAATATTGTTATTGTAATTGATGAAAATGAAGAATCTAAATCAGGTTTATCTTTATTAGAATAAGGAATTGCATAACCTTGCGATGGATGAATACCCCAATGGATATTTTCAACTAAAAGTTCTTTATCTATTTGGAATTTAATATTATCTAAATCTGTATTAATTGTTTCATTTATTATAATATCTTTATATGGAGTTAAATTAGTTATATTATATTTAGTGATAATATAATTAAATATTTGAAAATATATATTTTCTTCAATAGAAACACTATTTAATTTGATATTAAAATTATTTTTAGTAGGTTCCATTATTGTATCAAATTCATCAATTAACATAATAGAATTTTCTTCAATTTTAGTATATTTACCAATTTGCATAGTTTTTTTCATTTCTTCAGGCGCTTTTTGATACAAAAATAAATATTTAATTTCTTTATCAGACATAATAATAATTTTATTTTCAAGATTAAAAAATGTAGCATATTGATAAATACTTTTATGCGTTTGTTTAAGTAAATGTTCAGGAACTATAATATATACTAATAATTTATGTACAATAGCAAAATATAAAAATAATAATGGTGTCAATACAGCAGATTTACCTTTACCCATCATAAAATGATGAATAGGTATATTTACAGAAGTATATGGTTTTAATGTATCTGGTGAGCCTCCTAAATAATTACCAAATGGATATTCATAATTAATTAAAGGTTCATCAAAAGATCTTTGTGTATTATATTTATCAGGTAATAAATTAACAAATTCAGAAATAATTTGTTTATATTTATAATATTGTTCATCTAATATTTCATATCCATAAATAAATTCAAATAAATATTCAAATAGATATTCAAATTTAAATTTTCTATTATTAAATAAATTAATATATATTTTAAGTTTATTATTAATATCATTGATATTTTTATCTTTTAAATCACATAACATTTTATAAATTTTAATATTTTTAATATAAGAAGAAAAATCAGATATATTAATAATTAATATATCCCAATCATGATAACTTGATACTTTTTTTTCAAATATATCTATTAATTTTTCATATTTTTTTACATTTAATTCAATTAATTCATTTATTTTAGTAGGATTATCAAATTGGTATTTATGTATTTTTTTCTTTAATGTAAGTAATGAATCTAAGAATTTAATATCCGTTTCATAAGATTCATCATTAAGAATTGTTAAAATATTATGTTCAAAATCAGTAAATGGTGTAATTTCTTTTTTAATATCATTACTAATAAAATTAAAATAATTAATATCTTTACTATATGGATCTAAATTTTTAAAAATTTCAAATGGTAATTTAATAAGATCAATTTCATTTTTATTAATAATATATCCTAAATCAGATGAATCTGAAATATCAGATAAAAGAATATTATTTAATTTATTATAACCATATAATTTAATAATAGTATTAAAATCATCCATGGAACTATTATCAGGTAAAAAATAATTACTTTTTGATATTTTAATATTAAATATTTTATTTATAGGTATACGACCTAATATATTATTATCATTATTTAATATCAAATTATTATTTACAAAATAAATTATATTATATTGTCCATTATTATCAATATAAATTAAATGAAAACAATTAGTTGGTATAAACCATTTGAATGGTTTAGTAATTTCAGCCCATGGAATGGTTTTGTAATTATTATACCAAATTTCTGTAATTTTACTATGTTCATCAAGTACTAATAATATTAAATTATTATCCACTACTAAATATATATTATTGTTTGTTTTATTTTTTATTCCAATAATATTACTATTGTTAGCGAATAAATGATATAGTTTATAATCTAAAGTTACTATATCATAATCTTCGATTTTTAAATTAAATTTAGGTAAAATAATTTGCAATAATTTTTCTTCATTTACGTACTTATCATAATTATCTATAATATCATAAATATTATCATTTTCAATTAAATTATCTAAAATCATTATTAATGAATCAATATTTATATTTGGTAATTTATGTTGTAACATATTATAATTTATTACAATATCAACAATTTGATGGTTAATACTATTCATTATATCTATTAATTCTTCATTAATATCATCATGATATTTATATAATAATAATTGAATATGTAATATAGATAGTATTGATATTTTTAAATCTTTTGATAATTTATAATTATTAACATATATATCCAAAAAATATTTTAATAATTTTTTTTTTAATGATTAATTTTCATAAATTTCATTTATATTTAATTTTATAAATAATGATGGATTAATAATGTCTAATTTATTTAAATAATTATTAAATATATAAGATGGATTATTTAACAATAAATTTTTTTCAGATTTTAAATCATTTATGTTAATTTTAATATCTTGATAATATTCACCATTATCAAGTATAATACTACTTGGATTAGAAAAGTTAGAGAGTTTATATCCATAATAATAAAATGTTTGAACTTTTACTAAATTAATTACTTGTTGTAATGGCTTAATATAAGATCTTTCGAAAATAATATTTTTTAATATATCAGATTTTAATAATAATTTTTTATAATTAGAATATACTATATTATTAAAAAAATAATTTGACAATGTATTAAATATATTATTTATAATAGTTAACATATTTTCATTATACAAGTGAATATAACGATCTAATATAATTTTTTGCGATTCATTTAATTTAGGTTTTACAATATTATTTATAGTATCATCATCTATTTTTTTATTAATTACTATTTCAATTTTATGAATTATATATAAAAATCGAATTAAAATATATAATTTATCAAAATATTTAATGTATTTTATTAATTTATTATCATCGTTAATATTTAAATAATATTTTATAATATAATAATATTTTATTTGTTTTTCATAAATATGATCAGCTGATATATTATTTATTTCTGAAAATAAATAAATTAAATTTTGAAATGCAATATTCTCACTATCAAACTTATATATTATATCACTAATATTAAATATATTGAATATATCTAATATATTAAATATATTATTATTTTTATCTGTAAAATTATATTGATTAATATCTTCATCTTTGATAGTATCCATAAAATCCATTTGATAATCATGATTCAGTGTATTTAATTTTGTATAATTATCTTTAATAATAGTAATTATATTATAATCACCATTTATTATATTATTATAATCGTAAATATTATTATTAAATATAGCATCTAAATTATATTCAGGATGAAATTCATTTTTTTCAATATAGTCACATATATATTTATTAAAAATATTCATATTTGTATGTAGATAAATGTTCGCATACCCTCTCTCTGCATCATACGGATCTTTATAACAGTATAAAAATAAATTATCCAAAAAATCGTATAAATTTTTATCTAAATTTATATTATCAATACTAAATTTTGAAATATTACTTAATAATAATTTATCATTTGATACAGAAATTTTAGTTCCAATTAAATGATTATTAATTAAAATATTATTATCTAAAATATTATTATCTAAAATATCCAAATTAACTAATTTTTGAGCTAAAATATACATTGAATTAATATTATGTTTATTTAATGTTAATTTATTACTTATATTCTCAAATTCTAATTTAAAATTATCAGATGTAAAAATTGTATTTATTTTGACCATAAATTTATTAAATACATTTTGTATAAATTTATAATATATATCAAATTCATCATATATTAAATAGTAAATACAAATAGCCCAATATTTTGAAAACCATGTACACGATCCACTTTGTTGAGGAAAAATATAAATATCATTATCATAAAAATGAAAACATGTTCTAACTGGTAATTCTATATGTTTTATTGTTGAATAATCTTTTTTTAAATTATCTTGAGGTTTTAAAGTTTTAAATAATTTAGCTATTATATTATAATAAGTATCCATAAATTTTAAATTTGCACCTTTATGATATAAATCTTCTAAATTTTTATAAGATATAATATTATCATTATTCATAATATTAATATCAAATGATTCTGATATCAAAATAATATATTTTTTAATAATTTTGTAAACCTCAACTACAGATATTTTATTAATATTATTATAAAAAAAAGAAATAAATAATATACCTTTAATTTTATCAATTTCATCTTCTCTTAATGTTATTGTTAAATAAGGTTTATACAACGTTTCATTATCTAAATTTACAGAAAATATACCGCGACTTTTCGAACCCCCTGTTTGCGGTCCGGTAAGTTTAGTAGAATCATTTAATACAATTGATTTATGATTATCTAAACCATCACCTGAATTTATTAACATGACATAATATAGTCCATCTTTAAAATATACAATTATAGATGTACTATGATCATCTGTATTAACATTAATAATTGAAAATTTATTTTTAAAAATATGAGATAAATCTATTGGCATATCCGGTAATTCAAAATCATGTATTATATTTTGTGAATAATTATTTTCAATGGTTAATATATATTTACTTTCAGTCCATATTAAATTACAAAAATTAATTGGTGTATCTAAAATAGGTAAATAATCTTTCATTTCATGTATAATAAAATCAATAACTGAATTACTATTATATCCACTATTTTCAGTTATGTATTGATCTAAAAAATGATAAAATATAGGTTTATTTTTTAGATATTCTTGTGTAAAATTAAAACTCATATATATATATATAGGAGTTTTATTTTTATAATTTATATTTTTTATTTAACAAAATAATATAATGTAACATATGTTTTATTATCTTCATCCAAGTATACTTTCTTTGGATATATAAAATAAATTTTATTTTTAATTAAAAATGATATTATGGCTAAATTTATATTTAATTGAATATTATCACTCATTAATATTCTAGAATTTAATAATAATGACTTTATAAAAATATATTCTTCTGATATTGAATTATTATCTATATGTAATCCATAATCTAATAATGATTTTGCTATTGTAGAATCACCAAAATTTAATAACCATCCCCATATCCAAATATTATTTCTATTATCATAATAGGCTAATATTTCAAAATTATATATTTTCTTATCCTTTTTTGAATTAAAAATAATATCGTTATTTTCAAAATCAAGTACTGCGTCTTTCATATTTATATATTTTTTATATTTAATACATTGATTATCATAATATTCTAATGCTTTCTTAATAAATGTATCAAAATATCTAATATCCATTAATATTTAAAATATTTTAAAAATTATTATATAATTTAATGTAATATAAAATGTTAAGTAATTTACATTATTTAACACATTTACAATCTGGTGGAAATTATTATTGTGAGACTTGTAATAAAAAAATAAAGAATGATAATATAGAATATATAAAAGATGATAATTGCCAATTACCAGAACATAATAAAAGTAAAAAAGAAAAGAAAAAAAAATCTAAAAAATCTAAAAAAATCTAAAATAAAATTAATTTACTAAAATATTAATTTTAATTATTTTTCATTTAGATTTTTTAGATTTGGTAATTTTTTTATTTTGTTTCGTATGTTCTACACATTTATCACATGTACATTTATCACATGTACATTTATCACATGTACATCTATCACATGTAGTGCCATCACATGTTAAATAATTTCCCGCAGCATCATAGTACATCATTATTATTAATGAGATTTTTAAATATTTTTAAATATAAAATACACTTATTTTTAAGAAAATTATTAAATATTTCTAAATTACATTAATATTTAATTATTATGTATGATTGGGATAAATCAAAGATTTTTTATTTATCTTAATTTTAAACATTCTTACAAAAATATATAAACTGAATATGATTAACCAGGATTTAAAAATATTTAATAATTTTCATAAAAAATTGATTTATTTTTACTTTAAAAGAATCTTTTAATTAGTGATTAATGGATGTTATTACATATGATTTAATCATAGAATATTTATGTAAAGAAAGTGCTAAAAAATTTAGCATTAATAATGATGTTAAATTTGATAATATTTTAGCAAATAATTTTTTCAGTTATAATATTTTAGATTCAAATGATAGTATATGGATATCATTATTATCATTATTAAAAGATGATTTTATAGTATCTTATCAATATAATGATACAGCAATTATAAATGATTTTAAAAATGATTTATTAGATAAATATTCTAGTACTAAAATTTTTTATAATAAATTATTAAAAAATGATTATCGAGAATTATTTAAAATAAATTCAGATACAGAAATATTACAATATATTGTTGATATTTTAGATATAAATTTATTCATATTTGATTATACAAAAAATGAAGTATCTGTTTTATATAATTCCTCATCATTATGTATTAATAAAGATAATTATTTAATAGCTAAAAAAGAAACATTATGGGAACCTTTAATGCAATCAATAAATAATGAAATTAATAAAAAATTTAATTTTAATGATCAAGTTATAATTAATATTTTAAATGATAAAGATAATTTAAAATATTATAAAAATATAAAAAGTTTTTCTTATTATGATTTAGAATTTATCAAGAGTCTAGATAAAAAAAAAATAACTAAATTAAAAATTCAAGATATTAAAAATATAATATCAATGTGTAATATAAATTTAAAAGGTAAAGAACTAAAAAATGAATTAATTGATATATTAATTGATTATATAAACAAGATTAATGTAAATTAATGATTTTATGTTGTAATCCATTGGTGTAAATATATAATTTTATGAATAAAAAGATAAAAAATTATATTTAATAATTATTAAATATAATTTTTTAAAAATAACTTTACAAAACAACATAATAAATTTTTTCTCATAAATATTATATGTCATGTGAAAATAATATTTTACCATTAAATTATTATTTATTTATATTATCAATTTTATTATGTATTTCATTAATTTATAGTAATATTGACAAGTTTAATCATAAGAATGAAATAAAATATAAATATTCTGATAATATTTTAGTTAAAATGCAAAAACAATTAGATCAAGTTTTAGATGATAAAATATTTCTAGAAAAAAAAAAATATCTAATTAACAGAGATAAAAATGTAGCATATGATAATTTTAAACCTCCTGAAAGAAGGTTACCTGAATATGCTTATCCTGATGATCAAGTTCAAAGATATATCAATTTTCCGACTAGAGGATATCCTGATACTTTTCAATTAATGGGATTAGTTATGAGAAATAATACGGAAACTATATATAATTTATATGGGCGGCAAAAATATCCTGGATCTAATCAATATGAATATTATGTTCAAACAAATTTAAATAATAATAATGTTAAAATTCCAATAAAAATTAATGGTGATAAAGAAATATATGATGGTGATAATATTACTATACCTGGAACAAATGATAATAATGGAACTTTTCATGTAAAATTATATGATTATGATGTTCCTAGATATATGCCATATTAAAAAATTGAATTATATATTAATTAATTATTTATACTCATTAATTAATGAGCATACTAGATCTTAATAGAAAATTTAATGTTATTGATAATACAATCAATATTAATTATATCTCATCTAATATAGATAATTTTATAGAAAATTATCTATATACAGATACTTTAATATTAGTTCCCAATTACATTATCCAATCATTTTGGTTACATGATAATAATTATATGAATACTATTATTTCTATTGAAAAACATGTTCATATATATATTATATTATTAAAAGAAAATATTAGAAAAAATATAACAAGAAGAACTTTTAAAATATCTAATTTAAATGATCTTATTTACAATATTATAAATAAAATATTATATATTAATAGTATATTAAATTATTATAATAAATATAATGCAAATATTATTGATATTTGTTTTTCTAAAATTATTTCACTAATTGTAAATGATCCTATAATATTTAATATTATAGAAAATTATATAATTGAACCAGATATATTTTCTATAATTAATAATTATAAATATACTAATTATAAAAATAATAAATTATATATATTATTAAAATTAATTAAATATATAAATACTACAATATTTAAAAATAATAATGATGTTGGCAAATTTGAAATGGATATAGGTAAAATATTTCAATTACAAATATCAATAAAAAATGATATTCAATTACCTAAAAATATTAAAAATATGTTAAATTTATATGAAAATATAAAATATTATAATTATATTAAAAAAAAATTTATATTTTTATCAAGTAAATCATTTATATATATAACAAAAATTATTATTGATAATTTAATATTAATATTAAATGAAAATACTTTAAATGAAATAGACCATATTTTATTCAATACATTTAATGATATATGTAATATGCTATCCGATAATACATTCAAAGATATTAATATTAAATCATATTATAAATTTATTAACGAAGATAAATTATTAGAATCATTGAAATCAAATTTACAAGAATCTAATTTAAATCTATTTAATGAATTTTTAACTAGAAAAAATAGTATACAGGAAATATATAATATTTTATCTATATTAATTAGTAAAATTGATAATGATAATGTAATTAATATTATAAATATTATTAAGTATATAACTAATAATTCTTTAGATTTAATGTTTAATATTATAGATTCAACAAAGTCAGTTATTAAACATAAATTATCTAAAATTAATTTGACAAATATCATGTTTGAAAAAATATTATATGTAATTGATGACTATATTAAAAATGATAATATAGATGAATATTTCAAAATTATACATATAATTCATTTTATTTCAAATAAAGATATGTTTATAGATTATTATTATAATTCTTTAATAAAAAGAATTATGCAATCATATATAAATAAAAATAAATCTATGGAAAAAGTAATAAATACTGAAAAAAAATGTTATGCATTACTTAAAAAATTATTTAATAATAGAAATATTTATAAAATATATAAAATTATAGATGATATTGATATATCATATAAATTAAATAAACATTATGATATATCAGTATTAATTACATCTTATGAATGTTGGAATATTAACCAAACAGAAAATATAATAAATAATAATATTATTGATAGTATTAAAGATAGTCGTATTGGAATGTATATGATAGAATATAATTTAACTTTTAGTAATAATTATCCAAATAAAATAATTAATTGGTTATTAAATTATGGCGAAATAACTATAACATATTTAAATAAAAAAATAAATATGCTACCTATACAATTTATAATTTTAGAAATGTTTGAAAAAAATGATAAATTATTAATAAGTGATATATTAAATCATGACATAATTAAATTATTTACAAATAAAAATATGATATTAAAATCATTGATTAATTCTAAATTATTAAATATAATATCAACTCAGTCAAATTTAGAACTTGATAATAATGATTTGGTCGCACTTAATACAAATGATAATTTTGAATGCAATTTAATAAAGTTAATTAATAATAATATTAATTATAATATTATTAATATAGATTATGCATATTCTAAAAATGAAGTATTATGTACCGTAATCAATCATTATGTTAAAAAAAATAATATAAATAAAAATGATTTATATACGGTTACTAAACAACATATAACTATATTTGATTTTAATATAGAAACATTTAATCAAGCTTTAGATTACATGATTAAAATGGATTATATTAAAGTTACCAATGAAATATGTGAGAAAATATTTTATTAAAAAAAATTGATTATTTTAAATATTAAGCAATTTGTTCTAATTTATAATGTCAGATATGATGGTGAATCCATTTTTAAATATAAAACCTTTAAATATTAAACGATTTACCATGGATGATATAGATAATGAATCATGGTATGATAAAAATAAAATATTTAAAGATCATAAATATCTTTATATTTTAACTAAAAAAACTGATATAATAATACCATTAGAATTTTATAAATGGGAAATATCATGCGAATTATTTGAATCAGTGTCAAATAATTTAATATTATACAGAGTAGATATTAGTATAATAAAAAATAAATTTTTTTTTGATAATATGATTATTATATCTAGAGAAAATTTAGAAAGATATAATAATTTAAGTTATAACTTGAATGACAATAATTTAGTTACATTAATATTAAATATTAATTATAATGATATAACAAAATATATGGAAATGTATAATAATTTATATAAGCTAGATGAATTTATTAAATATGTAATTATAAATAAATATTTTAATAATAATAATAATTTACATAAATTAATTAATAATATATATGAATGTCAATATTGGACATATAGTATTAATTGTAATTTAAATAATACCAAGATATTTAGTAATCGAACATTTACATTTAAATTAGCAAGACTAGTTGATAAAAATATATCATTCATTATTAAAGATATTTTAGATGATATTAAATATGATAATCAATATGATAAAATTAATAATTATGAATATAAATATAATATTTCTAAAAATTATAAATTAAATTATTGGTATTCAGTAGATAAAAATGATATTAATATATTATTTAATAATATGAATAACAATGATCGATTTTATATGTTTTGTAATTTAATGATAAGTAAAAAATATTGTCATTTAGTTGTTAATAATTATGAGATACTTACAATGATGCAAACTGTTATAATAACTCATGCACAATTATTCCGATATCTATTAAGTTATAGTTGGATTAAATTTTATACAGATGAATTATTATTAGATAAAAATATTAAAATTAAAGATGTTATAGAATTTGATATAAATACAGCATCACTATTACCTGTATTTCCTTTTGATCATAAAAGACCAAAATTAAATCCATATATGCCTTTATTAGTTTCTGATTTAATTTTAGATCCATCTAGAAATTTTTGTGGTATTGGATATTATAATAGTAGTACATATTGGTATAAAGGAATATGTAATTTAGAAGAATTTAAAATAAGATTAAATATTTATACTTGTGGATCTAAAAATATTGATATATTTTCAAATATTGATTTTGCAAAATATAATATGGCAATTACTGGAAGTACTATTACAGCATGTATTCAAAAAGAACATCCATTAATGAATATATTTACTGATAAAAGTTTAGAATTAAATATTTATCACTATTTTAATGAATATTATGCCAAAGCTGATTTAGATATTATGTTTAAAAATGAAAATAATTTTATATTTATAGATAATGTAAAATTATTTTTTCAAGATATTATTCAATCATTAAATAAATATTATCAATCATTTGATAATAATGATGTTGTATTAACATTAAACAAAACTGAACAATTATTTGTTACAGAAAAATTTATTAATGAAAATATTCATTTTGATGATAATAAAAAAAATACTAATAAAATAGATTATATTAATTCTAATATAGATTCACAGGAAATATTAGATATATTTAGACCTTATTATATCGACTTGTATAATAAATATTTAGATTCATTAAATGAAAATATTAAAGAAAAATATAATTATGAATTAGAATATAATGGAACATTTAAGATTTATATTAGTGAAAAATCTATTAATCCTATTAATATAGAAATAGTATATAAATATAATATTACGTCACCATATTTATTACATAATTTTGAATTGTTTAATATTAAAAATGATTTTTTTGTAACAGTTTCTAGATTCCATTTACCATGTGTAAGAGGTTATTATAATGGAACTAATGTTTACTTAACACCTTCATGTATTAGTGCACATATGACATATATGAATATTGACTATAGATATATATATGGAACCAAAGATCCTCTAGATATTCTACATAAATATAGAATGAGAGGTTTTGGTACATGGTTAAATAAAAAAGAAAAAGAAATTATGAAAAATTATATAATAAGAATGCCATTTTGGACAAATTTATATTCAGGAAATGTATTATTTGCACCATTACCATTAAATTCTAAATTATTTAGACCTAGATATTATAATGCTGATCATTATAAAAATGATACTTTTGTAGATTTAAAATCACGATATAATGATGTTACATTACCTCCATTAGTTTCAGATTTAAAAAATAGTACAATAGATTTTAATCGTATTATAGCAAACAAATTTAATATATCTTCAAATGATATATATGGTTCACTTAATGTAATAAATGCATGCGGTAAAATTACACCAGTTATAAAGTCAATTATCGATTTAACATTTGAATTATTGTTTTAATTTTATAAATTCATTATCATTAAATGGAATTCTATATAATTCATTATTAAATACTATATAATTTTTATATATTACATATAATGGTTTATTTAAAAGTCTGTCATAATAAAAATTTTTATATTTATTCAAAATTTTGAAATAAATTTGAATATATTTATTAAACATTATTAATATTAATAAAATAATATTTAAATAAAAAAATGAAAATTAAATTATTTAAATATTATATTTTATTATAATTTAAATGTCTATTGATTCAAGTATTAGAAAAAAGATAGTGGAAAATATCAAAAAATCTTTATCAAATTTAAATAATCAAATTGATTTTATAAAAATTGCTTCTATTATAGAAGAAAATATATATAATTTTACAAATGAATATGTTGAAAATAATAATGTCCAGTTTTTAATAAATGATATTTATTTGTCTAAAAGTGACGAGATATTATTATGTTTAAATGATAAAGATATCGGAAATTATTTGATCAATTCTATTATAAATAATAAAATTGATCCAAGTAAAATTCCTTATATGAAACCAGAAGAATTAAATCCTGAAAAATATGAAGCAATTTCAAATAAAAAACAAGCAGAAGAATATAAAAAACAAAATATTTCAGGCTCAAATGCTTTTACATGTTCTAAATGTCATAAAGCACGGTGTCAAGTTACTCAAAAACAAACTCGAGCAGGCGACGAACCGCCTACTACTTTTGTACACTGTTTAGAATGCGGACATACATTTAAATTTAATTCTTAAATATGATTTAATTATACTATGCGTAATATAATTAAATTATATTTATAATTATTATAATGAATATAATACAATTAGAAGGAATATATAGTTTTTTAGATAATATAAAATTATCTAAAATTGGTGATCCTGTTAAATTAATATTAAATCCATATAATAAAATATCATCAGACGCGATAGGTGTATATACTATTGATAATAGAAAATTAGGTTATTTACCTCATAAAGTAGATATTACTGATAAATATAATATTCATAAAATTAATTTAAATATAAACCAACCTTTCATTCATATAATATGCAAACATAAAATAAGTAATATTATTGAAATAATAAATAATCCTATAATTAAATATGATTGTATTGATAAAAATATTTTATTGGAAGTAAATAAAATAAAAAAATATTTAACAAAAGAAGGTGGAAATATTTTAGATATAATAATTACATATATAGATGATAATTTTATTGATATAATTATTAAGCAACTTGATAACGGTAAAATTAATGATATAGTATTTAATACTGTAACAAGAAAATATTATAATGATAATATTTATAAATATAATGAATTTTTCACATATAAATTAATTAAAAATTCCATATTTGAATCATTTAAAATACATAGATTAGAAAAATATATATTGTTACATTATAAATCTAGTGATAAAATGGTTAATAAATTTAAAAATTATTATTATGATATTACAAAAATTAATATAAACTCATTTGATACATCTGAATTATTTATTAATTCTAAAAAAAATGGATTAGCATATAATCATGAATTTCGTGCATATTGCTATTTAGATTTTTATAACATAAATACAGAATATAATGAATACAATTTGACTAATTATATTATAGAATTTATAAATGAAAATTTAAAAAAACAAATACCATTAATAATTGCAAAATTAGTAATAGCTAATATAAATAGTTGTATTATTGTGGAAAAAGATATTTATATATTAAAATTAAAGACTATTGAATAGATTTATATAAAATTTTATAGCATCATTTTCAATAAAATATTCATCAAAATCTATTATTATTGTATAACCAAAAGGTGATTTTCCTCCTGATACCCATCTATATATATCATTGCTATATCTTTGAAATAAAGTCGTTACATAAAATTGATTTTCGTATTCATATTTAAAACTAATAAAATATCTATTATATAGATCATTACCCCTAATTAAATTATTATTTTTAAAATGAGATTTATCTAAAAAATCTATATAATCACCAATAAAACCATTTTTAATATATATATTATTTAATTTAAATAATTTAATTGGATCAAATATATCAAACAATTTATTTGGATAACCTGATAAATTTTTAATAGCATATTCTTTTTTAATTCGATATGGTATATTATATCTAGTTTTTTTATATATATCTTTATTTATTTGAGATATCTCTTTATATTCATTAAATTTAACATAATTTAATAATAATAAAATAATATCGCTATCATATATCATATAATAGCGATATTTATAATTTAAACTTTAAATAATAATAAAATATATACTAATTATAATGGAAGATATTTTAATAAATATAGATTCACGATACAGAGATCATGTACTATATCCAAGTGAAACAAAATTTAAAATAAATTTAAATAAAAATTATAAAAATATATCATCAATACGAATCATTAGTGTTGAATTAAATAATTCTATAATTAATACTATGAATTATAATAAAATTAGTTATAAAAAAAATAATAATTATTTTAAAATTCATATACCAAATAAATTAAATGATCCTGATGGATTAACTATATATTTAGATGATTATAATTGTTATACTATAAATAATATTATCAATAATATTAATAATAAACTTGATATAAATATTAATAAATTAGATTCACTAATATCTAATAATGAAAAATATTTTTATATTTTTTATTTATACAATGATATTAATATAACATTTAATTTAAACTCATTTTTAACTATTAATCAAGGATGGTATAGTATATATGGATTTACTAATATTATAATTAATCATTTAAATCAATTAAATATAACTCAATTTAATATTGAAACTTTTAATATTCCTATATATGATAGAAGATATACTAATAATATTAGGATTGATACATTTAATGGTAGTACATATACTAATTTAGAATCTTTAAAAAATGATATATATAATTTATATATTTCAGATACTACTAATTATATACCCTCTATAGAAGGAACAGGTATATTAGATAATTTAATAAAAAATTTTAATTCTAAATATTATATTTTTTCACATTATAATCCTATAGAATGGAAATATCAAATATATAATATACAATTTTCATTAAATAGCATTACTAACATGATAAATATTACTAATATGTTAGATGTGTATTTATATAATTTGACAGATACTAAAATGATAACAACTGATAAAGATGTTCCAAGTTTTGATATCGATTTTTATAATAATACATCATATTTAAATTTTGGATATTATTTAGGATTTAGAATTTTAAAAAATAATTTATCATTATATAATTCCAATTGGGATACATGCAAACATATTATTACTAGTGATTATGTTATTAATTTATATAATGATAATTATATTTATCTTAAAATAAATAATTGGGGTAATTTTGATCTAAATAATGAAAAAATATTAGCAAAAATTTATTTTACTAATTGTCATAATGTTACTAAATTAGATGGGTATGTATCTACTGAATATAAATGTAGACAACCTATTAATATTCAAAAATTAGATATTGAATTAATAGATTATTTAGGTAATACAGTCGATCTTAATGGTTTAAATTTTTCATTTACATTAGCATTTAATGAAATAGTAAGTAGTTGTAAAAAAAATGAATATGAAAATAAAAATTTAGTATTTTAAGACAATTTATATAATAGCAATAATTAATGAGCATAGAAATAAATACACATGATTTTGATAAAAATTATAATATATCTTGTGAATCAACTATTACTGTTCCTGTAATAGTTCCTACAGATTTTGTTATATAATCCATAGGTAATTTATTAGAACGTGTTAATATGTATTTAACAGATGAAGTTATATTATTAATTAAATATTTAGAAGGAGTAAAATTGCTAGAATAAACTATTCCTAATGTAACTTTAACATATGATAATAAACCAGGTAATAGTCTATATGATTCTTCATTATATTCACTGGCACTATGTCTAATAGCAGTACCTAATGTCATACTAGAATCAAATGCTGTACCTAAATTACCAGTTCCTGATAAAACACCATTTATATAAAAATATAAATTAGTTCCTATTTTTTGTGCAGCTAGATGATTCCATATATTCATTGTTAAACTTTTATTTGCTGCCCAATTAGTATGAGGTTGCGAATATGTTTTCCATAGAGTTGGAACCCAATTAGGTAAATGAAATTGTATAGGTGGTATATGACTAAAGAAAATAGGTCCATAAGAACTTGTCGATCCTTTAGGATAAACCCAACCTTCAATACACCAATCATTATTAGGCATACCAGATAAATTAACATTGGGAATATGTAAAAATCCATTTGTTAAATCAAATGTTGGCATAAAATTTATTCTCGAAAGTATTGTTGCAGTATTTCCGTTCCGATAAGGATAATTTAATTGTATACCACCAAAATAAGCATCGCTTTCACTCGAAAAATTTTGTAATTCAAGAGATGTACCAACCCATAATATAAATGATATAATACTATTATTCCCTAAACTATCTATAAATTTATATATTATTTTATAATATGAATCAGTACTAGTATCCAAATTTCCATCATATGGAATTGATATTTCAACATTGTCTTTATATAAATTAAGAACATTTGAAATAGTTATTGATATAGAATTGTTTAATGGTGGATCTACAACATTAATTGATGTTAATATATTAAAAGGTGTATTTATAGTTATTAAAGATGGATTAGCAATATTTAATATTGGACTTAATTTATCTATTGTAAATGTATAATTACTTGATGATAAAGTGACATTATTCGATTTTAAATTTATAGTTATTATATAATTAATATTGGTACTTAAATTACTTACATCTATTGAATTACCAATAAATAAAGTATCTGCAACTATTGTAGTTGATCCTAAAATTATATTAAAAGTTGATGTATCATATTGACCAGTTATTGAAAAATTTATATTATTTTGATCAAAAGATAAATTAATATTAGTTATAACAGGTATAGCTAGTACTGTAACTGTTCTTGTTGCAGTTGAAGAATAATTATAATTACTATAAGATGTATATGTTATAGTAAATGTTCTTGGAATTGATGTATCCATTATAGTATTTGAAATTATTTGTGATCCAGTTAGTTGTATTGGTGTATTTATTAATTCACCTAAATCACTCGCTATTATAGATGTTATGTAATTTGTTATTATATCATTTGTTGTAGATACAGTTTGAATAGCTGTAATTCCTGGTTCAGTATATGTTGTATTCACATATATATTTAAATTATTGTTTCCTATTAATTTTATATTGATAGGTTGTGCATCTAATCTTATTTTTATTATACCGCCTGTTCTATATAAGCCCCATAATGGTACACCATTTGTATATGCTTCATAATTACTGGTATAATTATTTAATTTAATTTTAATTTTCCCAGCAATATTTAATTGATTCATATTAAGTGATGTAATTGTTAAATTAGAATTCAATGTAACATTTTTATTAAATAAACAATTATTATTAAATATTGCACTTTGAATAATATTTAATTTACTATTTATCTGGCAATTATTTAAAATAGAATTATTTGAAACATATAACGTAGATACATTCATATTATTAGATATAGTAGAACCAGAAATATTCAAATTATTTATTATTCCTAAATTGCCATCAAATACACTTGATCCTGATATATTCAAAGAATTTGTATTACTTATATTTCCTTTTATAATAGTATAACTTGATACATTTAATTTAGATAAATTAGATAATGTATATAAATAAGCTAAATTATCTATTTGTAAATTTGAATTTATTGTATTAATACCATTTACAATGAAATTTGATGGAATTGTTAAATTACTAATTATAGTACCATTATTAAAATTACTTGATCCTGATATATATAAATTTGAAAATATTGTATTATCATTTATAAAAGCTGAATTATTAGAAACATATAATGAAGAATATAAAGTTAAATTATTTTCTATTTTAGATATTCCTGAAATTATTAAATTATTTATCGATACAGTACCCATAAATATTGCATTACCTGAAACATTTAAATTTGATGTAATAGTTAATGTATTTCTTATATTAGTAAAATTAGAAACATTTAAGTTATTTAATAAGGAAACATTATTATTTAAAATAGTATTAGAAGATACATAAAGATTATTATTAATTTGTAAATTATTAATTAATGAATTTTTAAAAATATTAATATTAGTACAATTAATATCGCTATTAATTATAGTATTCCCAGAAATATTCAAGTTAGATAAAAAATTAACATTATTATTAAATATTGCATTATTATTTAAAGTAAAAATATTAGTACATGTTGCATCTACTAATATTGTAGTATCCGTATTATTACATATAATATTATTCATATCTATCATTTTTTTATATTTTTCTATTAAATTATTTTCTAAGCTCATAATATGATAAATTAGATTTTTATTTGAATAAAAATCTAATTTATCATGTAAATCAATAAAATTAATAAATTAATTTCTTTGATTCTATGCACGTTGCGCTGCCTGGCAAAGTCGTACATAGATGCGTCCATACCGTACTGAACGCATTTGGTGAATGATAGCATCATCTGTACAACTTGCCTCCTAAGAAGGCAAGCATTGAAACCTACCAAACGCAGGTTTCAGATACTATCATATCGAATTGGACCTATATACACACCGGACAAAAGCTAGCATGCTCGTGACCGGTACTCTCGCCATCCCCATCAGGACCCTCCTAGCAGTACTAGCTACTCGGCACCTTTGCCTATTCACAGCTCCGCCCTATCGCCGCCAATCATGGCTCAGCTGAATCCCCTGGCCCTCGCCAGGCGATCAATTGCTGTCCAGCACTCGTTCCCACCGCACAGAGGTCCACCAAACCGAGTCGGTGCACCGCAGGTGCATGTGGAAAGAGATGCAGCCAAATTGATGGAGTTGAGTGCACTGTTGCGATTGTTGCCCTGGTAGCCGCCGCCATTACCCTGGTAGCTACCACCATTGCCTCCGCCGCGGTTGTTCTGGTAGCCGCCACCATTGCCTCCGCCGCGGTTGCCTTGGTAACCGCCACCATTGCCTCCGCCACGGTAACCGCCACCATTGCCTCCGCCGCGGTTGCCCTGGTAGCCGCCACCATTGCCTCCGCCACGGTTGCCTCCGCCATTGCCTCCGCCGCGGTTGCCATGGCATCTGGGACAGTTGCCCAGACAGGGGCAGCCCTGTGAGCAGAAGCCTATGTGTGAGTTACAGCATCCGCAGCGGTTTCGGCAGTTGCAGTGCCCACGGCACGAGCAGTTCGGGTTCATCGAGGATGGAAACCCTTTAGGAAAGTATTGTCCGTTCGCTGCGATGCCGGGGATGACGATGGGATCAGGTCCGGCGATGAAGGCAGCACCCCTCGGCCGGCGCGATCCAACGAGGATCCCTCCGGGAACGGGCACCATGCCGAACATGGTTGAATTGGGTGCTAGCACGATTGCTCTTGCAAGCTCCGACAGGTAAATATCTCCGGCTTGAGCCAAAATGGCTACGGTAAAAGATAAAATTATTATGGCGCATATATAGAGTTATAATTTCAATTTTTAATTTAAAATATAAAAAATGAAAATATTATTTAAAAAATCATTATCTATACATAAGTAATGTTATCATTAAACAATGCCAATATCAAAACTTTATTTTCAAAAATAACTCAAGATACAGAATTTGAGGTAATGTTTTATAATTATAAATCAGATAATAAATTATCAATTATTAAATTTTATAATTTACTTAACTATATAAAATATAGATCTGAAAGTGAGAATTTAGAACTCGTACTAGAAAAGACATTAGATATATCTTATAATTATTCTCCTAATAATGTGTATAGAATATCAATTAATGGAACTGATAAAATTAATGAAATTTTAAATTTAATGCATCAATATCCTAATAATGTAATAATGGGAAATATAATAACTAATTATTATGATACAGAAGATTTTGTTTTTCTAAATAAGATTAGAGATAATAAAAATATATATGATGTAGATGAATATGATATTAGATTTAGATTAAGTCAAGAGATAGTAATGGATTCTAAAGCAATTGATACTTTAAGAAATACATTATTATATCCAGAATCAAATAAGATAATTTTTAGACATAAACAAAGAATAAGTTTAATAATATTAAATGATGAAAAATTAGGTAAATTAAGATTAGATTTAACAATTATCAAGTCTGCACCAACACCTGATAAACTTCATGATGTTCAAAAGCAGTTTGAAATAGAATTAGAATATTCAATGGGTAATATATTAGATGATTCTGTTTTAGATAAAATTAATAATGAAGTAAATGTAATAAAAAAAGTATTAGAAAACTCAGATACTTTAATTTCAAAAAGTGAATCAAAAAATGTATTAAAAGCATATAATAAATTATTATACAATGTTGATAATGATCAGTCTACAAATTTATATTCAATGAAACCAATATCAACGGAGGTTCAACATGTAGTAGATAAAATTCCGAATAAATATAGTATTACAGATAAAGCTGATGGTGAAAAATATCAATTATTAATATTAAATGATGTTATATATTTGATATCAAATAATTTGATAGTTAAAAAAACAAAATATGAGGTAAAAGAATTAAATAATTCAATATTTGAAGGTGAATTAATTCATATAACAAAAAAAAATTTATATCTATTTATGATTTATGATTGTTTATATTATTGCGATAAAGATATTAAAAATGAAAATTTATTAGCTAATCGTTTAGAATACATAGATAAATTTATATCGAAACTAAAAATAAAAAAATATGATATTCAGCCTTACAGTGGTCAATTTAGTATAATTAATCAGGAAAAACATTATGAAAAAGAAATTATAAATTATTTTGATAATTTAAATAAATTAATAGATAATGGAAATAGTAATGATATAATATTTTCCAAAAAATTATTTTTATTTCCTACAGGTGGTGATAATTGTGAAGTTTATTCTTTCAGTAATTTAGTTTGGTCTTTATGTACACATAATACAAAAATAAATTGTCCATATGTATTAGATGGTATTATTTATACTGGAATTGATCAAAAATATACAAGAGATAAAAGGGATCAAAAATATCCTATCTATAAATATAAACCTCCATCGACAAATTCAATAGATGTTTATATTACATTTCAAAAAAATATTGAAACAGGTGGGTTTCTAGATATATATGATAATTCAATATATGGTGCGGGTGTAGATAAAATATTTAGAATTATAAATTTTTATGTAGGTGATTTTATTAGTAATAAAGAGGTACCTGTACCATTTATGAAAGAAGAAAATAATCATGAAGCATTTTTTCCAATAGAAAGAGAACAAGTAAGAGATATTGAGGGTAATTTAGTAAATGATAATACTGTAGTAGAAGTTATTTATACTAATGATCAATCAATACCTCATCAATATAGATGGAAAATATTGAGAACCAGATGGGATAAAACAGAATCTGTTTTAAGAGATGGAAAACAATATGGTAATTTTAAGGATACATCTATAAAGATATGGAAATCAATGCGCGAAGCAGTAACAATAGATGAGATAAAAAAATTATCTCGTCCTGAAACTTATCTTCAACAACAAAAAATCTTATCAGCAAGAATTGATTCTAAAATAATTTCATCAGAGAGAGCACAAAACATTTATTATCAAAAGATTACAAATTTAGGAAAGATATTTAGAGATTTTCATAATTGGGTAAAGTCAATAATTATTTATACTTATTGTTCTCAAGAGAAAGAAAGAAGAAAATCAGTTTTAGATCTAGGTTGTGGAAGAGGTGGTGATATAATGAAAATGTATCATTCCCGTGTAGGTGAATATATTGGAACAGATCCAGACAATGAAGGTTTATTTGGTGCAATCGATAGTGCAACAGTTAGATATAAAACAAATGTAGATAAATATCCAGGTTTTACAAAAGCTGTATTTATATTAGCAGATTCAGGATTACCTTTTAATATTGAAAATCAAGAAAAAAAATTACCTAATATGACTCCAGATAATAAAAAATTAATAAATAAATATTTTAATAAAGATCGAAAATATGATATATTTAATTGTCAATTTGCGATTCATTATTTATTTGATAGTTATTCTACTTTAAATAATTTAATAGAAAATATTAAAAATTATTTAAAAGTCGATGGATATTTTATTTGTACTACTTTTGATTCTAAACAAGTTATGCATTTATTGAATTCTAAAGATACTTATACATCATGGTATACTGATGAGGATGGCCAAAGGAAAAAATTTTTTGAAATAATTAAAAAGTTTGATGAAATAAATGATGAACCAGGACAAGCATTAGATGTATACATGTCATGGGTTAGTACAGAAAATACCTATTTAACAGAATATATTGTAACACCAACATTAATTACTAAAATTATGAAAAAAGCAGGATGTATATTAGTAGATACAGATTTATTTGTAAATATTTATAATATGAATAAAGAATGGTTTTTGCAAGTTATAGAACATGAAGAAAATCCAAAAAATAAAAAATTCTATAAAAGAGTAGCTAAATTTTATGAAGAATTAAAAGGTGTAGATAAAGAAAGTAAAATTTGGAATGATTTATTTAAATTTTATATTTTCAAGAAATTAGAGTAAATTAATTTAATAAATCGATTAACCTCGTAAACCTGCTGCTAATAATTCTGCTATACCTTGTAATAAAATTATACCAAATTCATTATAATTTACGGAACCTATATTACCTTTAAAACCTTTAAAACCTATAGAACTTATTGAACTTGATTTTTCTTTAAAATATTTAGATAATGTAAAACAATAAATAATTGCATATATTTTCTCTGTTAATTTTTCATTATTATTACCTAACATGGCATTTTTTAGTACATGTTCCAAATGCGCATGTTCTTTTAATTTATTAAATGTCTCTTTATTTAAATGTGTACATTCTTTTGGTAATTTATTATATATATCATCATCATCATTATCAAATTTATTAATTTCATTTATATATTTATTCAGTATAAATATTACTGTTTTACTCCATGTTCCCGCATTTTCAGATAAAATTGGAATTGAACAACATATATTATATGTAAAATCAATAATAGTTTCTAATTCTTGTTTAGTTTGATCGAATAATTTAGTAAATTCATCATCAAACATTAATTTACTAAATTTATCATATATTTTCTTTGATTTTGTTTTTATATAGTTAATTATACTTGATGTTGATAATCCATTAATGTTTATGTTTTTTATTTTTTTACGTGGTGACAATGAACCATCTAATATATTTTTTGCACTTTTTTTCATATCTTGTAATGTTTTAGTTGTCGTTTGTTTAATATCATGTAATGTTTTAGTTGTAGTTTGTTTAATATCATGTAATGTTTTAGTTGTTGTATTTTTCATATCTTGTAATTGTTTTATTATAGATGTTGGATTAGTATAAATATAATACATTTGTTGATATGCGATGAGTTTTTCATTAATATGTTCCTTTTTTCCATTAAAAGCTATAATATTTAATTGATATGTTATTATTTTTTGTTCTTCTGGACTAGAATTTATGCTGTGAAAAAAACTGTTTAAAAATAAATTCGGAATTAATGAACTTAAATCTATTTGTTGTGATTGTGTTGGATCACCACCACATTTTAAAAGTAGATATTTTAAATATTTATAATACATATTCATATATAATATTATATAAAATATAATATGGACTGAAATAATTATTTATCAAAAATAAATAATTTTTGTATAATGGGCTGTTTATTATCATCTTATTAATATAATGTTTATTATTGTTTTATTCATTGATTTATTATAATAAATCAAATAGATCCAGACTAGTATAATTATTATAAATTAGATTTAGTTATTAATATGCAATTAAATTAATATTCGTGATTATTATTTTATTAATTAGTCATTATAAATCCAAATAAATAATATTAAATTAACTATACACCTATTTTTAAGAAAATTATTAAATATTTCATAAAAAATGAAAAATTATTTATCTTTGATAAATAATTATTACTTACAAATTACATGAATTAATTTAAAAATAATTTTTAAATATAATTAATAATTATTATAAAATGAATACAATACGATAGTATTTTTTATGAAAATTTTGATAATTTTCATAAAAATAAGTGTATAATAAGAAATATTAAATAAATAGATAAACATAAAACTAATCAGGTGATAATAATCATACCCTAATAAATAAATGAATAAAGTAATAATGAACATTATATCAATAATGTGATTATAAACAGTTCCATAGAATAATTCAAGTTTTATATACATCCATTTTTATAAAAATTATTAAAAATTTCATAAAAAATGAAAAATTATTTATCTTTGATAAATAATTTTTGCATAGAAAAAATACAAGTATTTTTTCTATGCTCATTAAATATATCCATTT